ACTTGATAAATGATTATTATAATTGTTTGATTGAATGCGATGATGATCAGGTAACATGTAAAAGAATTTGTAGGAGAATATTAGAATAGTCCAATTGGGGGTTGACTACCCCCCTTTTTTTGTGTAGAATAAGCCTTGTAAGCGTTAACATCGATGGATAGAGAAAAACTTAAGCTCATTGTCAGAAACCTTGAGTCTCTGGTAGAATGCTTAAAGTCAGAAGTTTATTCTGATGTAGATTCATATAAGTTGAACTACGAAGAAGTTGCAACACACCTTACTGATTACGACGAAGTATTTTATGACGGAGATGATGATGGATACCCCGATTAAATTGATTAGTGTTACTCCAGATGCTGAGAAACACATGGCATATTGTGCTCGGGTAAGTAATCCTGCTAATCAAGAGAATGAAAAGTTTTCTGGATTGCTGAAGTATTGCATTCAACATCAGCACTGGAGTATCTTTGAACAAGCAACGATGACTTTGGAAATCAATACTACAAGGGGTATTGCTGCACAAATTTTACGTCATAGATCTTTTACATATCAAGAATTTTCTCAACGATATGCTGACAGTTCTTTGTTAGGCGATTACATTCCTGTCCCTGACCTTCGTCGTCAGGATGATAAGAACCGTCAAAACAGTATTGATGATATTGGTGAGTATGAAAAACTGACTCTTCAAAGTAAAATTCAAGAGCATTTTGCGGAAGGTATGCGCCTTTATAAGGAACTTCTTTCGCATGGGGTAGCAAAGGAGTGTGCAAGGTTTGTGCTGCCTCTGGCGACTCCTACACGCTTGTATATGACGGGTTCTGTGCGTTCTTGGATTCACTACATCGACCTGCGTTCTGGACATGGTACACAGAAGGAACATATGGATATTGCAAATGCTGCTAAGCAAGTCTTTATCGAACAGTTTCCTGCTGTTGCTGAAGCACTTGGTTGGACCGAATAAATACCCCTGTAATAATTTTTGATTTATGGCAACATATCCTGTTATTAATAAAGAGACTGGTGAACAAAAAGAAGTGACACTGAGTGTTCACGATTGGGATCAGTGGAAAAAAGACAATCCAGATTGGGAAAGAGACTGGTCCGACCCATCAACCTGTCCCGCAGCAGGAGAAGTTGGTGAAGTCTATGATAGACTGAAGAAGTCACATCCAGGATGGAATGATGTTCTAAGAAAAGCATCAAAAGCACCTGGATCAAAAGTAAAACCAATCTGATTTAAATATATGCCAACTAAGAAAAGAAACACGCCACAAAACCCTGTTCCATTTGGTATGAGTAATAGACAAATGAAACGCAAAAAACCAATTAATCTTGATATCATGAGGACGGTAGAACCTCTGACTGATAATCAAGAAGCACTTTTCAAAGCATATAAGTTAGATCAAAACATTGTTGCTTATGGTGCAGCAGGTACTGGTAAAACTTTTATCACCCTGTATAATGCACTGAAGGATGTTCTTGATGAACGTTCCCCTTATGAAAAGATCTACATTGTTCGTTCGCTTGTAGCAACTAGGGAGATTGGTTTCCTTCCTGGAGACCATGAAGATAAGTCTTCACTTTACCAAATTCCATATAAGAATATGGTGAAGTATATGTTTGAGATGCCAGACGATTCTGCTTTTGAGATGTTGTATGGTAATCTTAAAACGCAAGGAACAATTAGTTTCTGGAGTACTTCATTCATTCGTGGTACTACACTTGATAACTGCATTATCATTGTTGATGAATTTCAAAACTTGAATTTCCACGAACTGGATTCTATCATCACCCGTGTTGGTGAAAATTCTAAGATTATGTTCTGTGGTGATGCTACTCAATCTGACTTGGTTAAAACTGCAGAGAAGAATGGTATTGTTGACTTCATGAGAATTCTAAATGTAATGCCTTCTATGGAAGTTATTGAATTTGGTGTGGAAGATATTGTACGTTCGGGTCTTTGTAAGGAATACCTGGTTGCAAAAATGGAACTTAATCTATGACCTTTATTCATCATAATTATCTGGGTGATCTTGAATTAGAAAAGAAAGAAACAAATGGAATGAGGCTATATCATCTTCCCGATGGTCAATGGGTTCCTTCCATTACTTCTGTAACTTCATTTTACAACCGACAAATCTTTGTTGAATGGAGAAAGAAAGTTGGTGAAGAAAAAGCAAATGCAATTACCAGAAAGGCAACTGCACGAGGAACAGATTTTCACCAAGTATGTCAGGACTATTTGGAAAACAAAGAACTAAACTGGGATGATTATCAACCCCTGACAAAGTTTATGTTTTATCATGTCAAACCAGAACTTGATAAGATAAATAACATACACGCAATTGAGCGAACACTTTATTCACAATATCTTGGACTTGCTGGAAGAGTTGATTGTATTGCAGAGTATGAGGGGGAACTTGCTGTAATTGACTTCAAGACTTCAGAGAAAATTAAACCCGAAGCTTGGATTGAAAATTACTTTGTTCAAGAAATGTTTTATGCTGCTGCCTACTACGAACTTACAGATATCCCACCCGTCAAATTAATTACATTGATGGTTACTCCAAGCGGAGAAGTCAAGGTATTTGACAAAAGGAACAAAGGGGATTATATTAAGTTGTTAGTACGCTACATTAAGGAATTTGTACATCACAATACTAGGTCAGATGGAGAATGAATTAGAAAAGGTACTGGAGAGCAAATTCTTCTGCCCGTCCCGATTTGCACAAGAAATTGAAAATCTTGTGCAACGGAATGTGGAAATGAACTATATTGATGCGATTGTACACTTCTGCGAATTGCATAATATTGATCTTGAGTCCGTACCTAAACTAATTTCAAAACCACTAAAAGAAAAAATTAAGTATGAAGCAATGGAACTTAATTTCCTAAAAAGGAGTTCCAGAGCGAAACTACCCCTGTAATGAATGGCACCGTTTGATTGTTATAAAACATATCTTGCTCTGAAAAATCATTTCACAAAGGATAGTTATGACTATCACAAATATTGCAAAAAGACTAGAGCAAGTCTTCAAACATTTTACCGACGCAAAGATCGTTTTTGGTTTGAAAAGGTATCACGAAACAAAGACGATAAAGAGGTAGAAGAATTCTTTGTATCAAACTTTATCACCTGTACTGATCCAAGTAAACTTTGGATAGGAGAAATTATAAGAGAAGGTGAAACTGTATACAACGAATGGAAAAAAAGAACACAGTCTTTGTCCTATGTCTTTAAAGAAGAGACTGAAAGTTTATTTGAAAATAGAAAGGTAGATGAAGTTTTTGATTGTTCTAAGGGACATCCATTAGTCCTAAGACAATATTTAAATGGAAGTATTAGTTTAGAAACTTTGGTTATCTACAATCAGGTACTTTCTTTTGGAACTGACTACGATAAGAAACTTAAAGACCCAGTGTGGGAAACCGTCAGTTTAAAAATAAAAAAATATTCTCCTTTCCTACATATAGATGTATTCCGTTATCGCAAAATTTTGAAGCAAGTTGTTTTAGGAGAATCATGAGTTTCTTTAAGTCTGAAGTCGTAAGGGCAGAAATGACTGAAATTTCTGAACTACAAGAAGAGATTTACAATAATGTCTTCGAGTTCCCACGCATGACTAAAGAAGAAAAAATTCGTCATGTTGATCTTCTTGAAAAACTTTTGAACAAACAGAAAGTTCTTTATACACGATTGAGTCTTTCTGATGATCCTGAAGCAAAAGAAATGAAGGAACGTATTATACAATCAGCATCAATGATGGGTCTTCCCCCTGGAGTTGATATGAATGTAATCTTGAACAACATGAGTAAGATGCTTGAAGCGATGCGTCAAAAGATTGACAATACAGGTTCAGATCTGTAGAATAACGAAGTACACACAAGCCAAATCCACAAAAAATCCGAGGTAATCTAATGTCCTTTTCCGATCTTAAAAAGCAATCTAAACTTGGTTCTCTGACTTCTAAACTGGTCAAAGAAGTTGAGAAGATGAACACTACAGGTAGCAGCGGTGATGAGCGCCTGTGGAAACCCGAAATGGATAAGACTGGTAATGGTTTTGCAGTCATCCGTTTCCTTCCTGCTCCAGAGGGTGAAGAACTTCCCTGGGCAAAACTTTATACTCATGCCTTCCAAGGTCCTGGTGGTTGGTATATTGAAAACAGTTTGACTACTATTGGTCAAAAAGATCCTGTTTCCGAATACAACCGCGAACTGTGGAACAGTGGTAGTGATAAAGATAAAGAAACCGTTCGCAAGCAAAAGCGTAAACTGTCTTACTATTCCAACATCTATGTTGTAAAGGATCCTGCTAATCCTCAGAACGAAGGTAAAGTATTCTTGTTCAAGTATGGTAAGAAGATCTTTGACAAGATCATGGAAGCAATGCAACCTGAGTTTGAAGATGAAACCCCCATCAATCCTTTTGATTTCTGGCAGGGTGCTAACTTCAAACTGAAACTGGTGAAGAAGGATGGTTATTGGAACTATGATAAGTCTGAGTTTGATCGTGTTGATCCCCTGCTGGATGATGACGATGCACTGGAAGCAATCTGGAAAAAACAGTATTCACTTCAGGCAGTTGTTGCACCCGATCAGTTCAAGTCGTATGAACAACTTGAAACCCGTCTGAAGATGGTATTGGGTCAGAAGACCTCTGCGCGTCCTCGTCTGGATGAAGAAGTTGAAGATGAAGATAATGATCGCGGTTCTTATTCCCCCGACTTTTCTTCCCGTTCACAGAAGTCCGAACTTCCTGAAGACCTGAGTGCTCAACTGAACAACCTGAGTGCTTCTAAATCTGATGAAGATGAAGACGATGCACTGTCTTATTTTCAGCGTCTTGCTGAAGATTGATTACTGAAATAATCTAATATTATCTGCACGCTTAAGGGTGGGACTTACATACTGAGTCCCACCTTTTTTGTATTTCATAACGTCCTCAAGATCATTAAAGATAACATTGAGATATGTTGGTTTTAAGATAAAAATATTTCTTTTTGCATCTTGAATTTTATCTTCATATTCCTGATTAGTTACAGCAACAGTTATGTTTGTGTTCGTCACTTGAGTGTCGTTTTCATAGTCAAAATAAGTTACACTATAATCAGAAGGAACATGAAGACCTGCAGGAACAATCGTTGCACTTGCAGTATTCTTAACTTCAATCGTTTCATAGTGATGAATGCTTGCCAATGATGCTTCATCACCATACTTATCAATCAAGAAGTTATAATATGATTGTTGAGATAATGGCCATTCTGTTTGAATGTTGACAATATTATTTGATAATAGGACCAACCAATCTAAAGTTGAATCGTTGTAAATTTTATATGCAACATTATCAGGTCTTTCATCACCAATAATTTGATACTTGGTAAAGAAACTTAAGTCAGAAAAAATATCATCACGAAGTTTTACTCTTTTAAAAAGATTTTTTACTTCTGTGTAATTTGATATAGTTTGATCACCAGGAGATCTATCAACATATTGGAAGTTAGGAACTTGTCTGAAATAAGGTTTTGTCATTTTTAGTAATCCATAGTTTCTGACTCAAGACTCTGAGAAATATCTTCATTGTATATTGGTTCTAATTCATCAAATTGCATATCAACAGTATATGATGTCATTGAACCTCCTCCTCCATCTTCTGTAGGATTGTAAGTCATATAACTTCCATCTGGTGTATAGTTTATATTAAAGGAAGTTAATGCACAAAGTTTTAATTTATTTAAAAATGGATGTTCTCTTGTTCCACCAGTTGTGCTATTGTAGATATATTTTAGTTGATAGATTGAAGGAACACCTAAAAATAGTGATCCCTCTGGTCTTTTGGGTGCAGAAGTTTTTTTGAAAAATCTAATGATTCTTCTTATTTCTTTTGCTTCTTCGCCACTTCTTGGTGTAAATCTAAAATTATATCTAAAACTTCTAAGTTTTGGTCCTTGGAATAATAATTCCATATTTGGATTTATTACAATTCCTGCTCT